ACGACGACGCCGCCATCCGCAAGGTGCTGGAGATCGGCAACACCCAGTCGTGGGTGCAGGAGTGGCAGAAGGACGCACGCGAGGAAGAGGAGCGCAAGTTCCACACCGAGCTGCGCCCGACGGACGTCTACGACGCGTTGGAGTTCTGGGGCAAAGTCAGCGGGCGGATGCTACGCGAGTGGGGCATGACCGAGGAGGAAGTGCCTGACGAGGACCGTGAGTACGACGCCAACGTCTGGTGCGTTGGGAACTACATCATCAAGGCGGTGCTCAACTACGACCCGCTCGGTGAGAAGCCCTACGCCAAGACCAGCTTCATCAAGCAACCCGGCGCCTTCTGGGGCAAGGCCATCCCCGAGATCATCGAGGACATCCAGAACGTCTGCAACGCAGCGGCCCGGGCTCTGGTCAACAACATGGCGATCGCCTCCGGGCCGCAGGTCGAGGTTAACCTCGAACGTCTACCGCCCAACGAGGACATCACCCAGCTGCAACCGTGGAAAATCTGGCAGGTGCTCAACGACCCGCTGGGTTCGTCGGCTCCGGCAGTGCGGTTCAACCAGCCCAACGATAATGCCAACACGCTGGTGGGGGTCTACGACCGCTTCTCGCGCATGGCGGACGACCACAGCGGCATCCCGGCCTACATCTACGGCGACACCAACGTGCAGGGGGCAGGGCGCACCGCGTCGGGCCTCTCCATGCTGATGGGCTCCGCGGGCAAGGGCATCCGGCAGGTGGTGATGCACATCGACAACGACGTGCTCAAGACCATCGTCCAGCGTCAGTTCGTCTACAACATGCGCTACGATCCGGACGAGTCGATCAAGGGCGATGCACAGGTCGTTGCCAAGGGCGCGGTTAACCTCGCTGTCAAGGAGACGGTCAACGTCCGCCGGGTGGAGTTCCTCAACGCCACGGCCAACGAGTTCGACATCAACATCGTCGGGCCGCAGGGTCGCGCCGCGCTGCTGCGCGAAGTCGCCAAGGGGCTCCAGATGCCGGTCGATGACATCGTCCCGTCGCGTGAGAAGCTCGCCATGGAGCAACGCCTTGCCGCGGCGGCGCCGCAGATGCCAGCACCCGGTGGCGGGCAGCCTGCAGGGCAGAATGTGGACCTCGCCGGCGCACCGGCCGGTGGTACCAACCTTATTAACGGGGGGCCGCAGTGAAGCCGGCCACACCCGAAGTAATCCTCGCGCTGGCTAACAGCGTCCGTCAATACCCAGTCATCCAAGAGTGGCTGGGAGAGTGGCGGGCGTCTGAGCTTGAACGGCTACCCAGCGTTGGACAGAACGTGGCACTTGCACAGGGGCGGTGTCAGGTCTTAGGCGAGCTTTACAAGCTCGTCAGTGAGTCCCCTGACTTAGCAGCAAAGTCCCGAAGGGGCAGCTGATCCAACCACGCACACCCGAGAGGAGCGTCCATAATGGCTATTCCCGCGCAAATCCGCAAACAGTCCGAGGCTATCGCCAAGCTGTACGAAGACTTGAATCCGACCGAAGGAGAGCAAGCTCCGACGGAGGGTGAGGTCCAGCAGCCCACCGAAGCCGACGGTGAGAGCGGCGTTGCCGCTGAGTCGGCGCCTGCAGAGCAAGGGCGAACCGACACCACGAAAGAAGATACGACCGCCGAGCAGCGCTACCGCACCCTCCAAGGGATGTACAACGCTGATACGGCCCGCCTCCGGGCGGAGAACAGTCAGATGAGCCAGCGCGTCACTCAGCTCGAACAGCTGATCGCGTCGCTTTCCGCGCCCCAGCAGGCACAACAACCTGCACAGGCCGCCGCGGCGAAGCTCATCACCGAGAAGGACGTTGAGGACTACGGCGACTCGATCGAGGTCATGCGCCGTGCCGCCCGCGAAGAAGTTGCCACAGCGCAGCAAGAAGTCGCGGACCTCAAAAAGTTGGTCCTGCAGTTGCAGGCCAATGTCGTCCCCAAGGTGGAGAGCGTCGTACAGCGTCAGGCTCTGACTGCTGAGCAGATGTTCTGGTCAGAGCTGACGGCAGAAGTCCCAGACTGGCGTGAGATTAACGCCGAGCAGGGCTTCCATAGCTGGCTGCTAGAAGTCGATCCGTTGTCCGGTGTGACCCGGCAAACGTACCTCGACAACGCGCAGAACCAGCTTGATGCACGTCGGGTCGCAGGGTTCTTCAAGACGTGGCAGTCACTGAATGGCGGTTCTGTTGCTCAATCACCTCGGAGCGTTACCAGCTCTCAGCTCGAAAAACAGATCGCACCGGGTCGCGGTCGTACCGCGGCGAACACTTCCTCAGGGAATGACGCCAAGACCTACACTCGGTCGGATGTCGCCAAGTTCTTTGACGACGTGCGCAAAGGTCTGTATAAGGGTCGTGAGCAGGAGCGTGACCGGATCGAACGCGACATCTTCGCAGCACAGCGAGATGGCCGCATCACCTAAACTGGCTAAGTGAAAGGACACCACATGGCCTATCCCGTTGCTCCCGGCCGCCCCAATTACTCGGGTAACTTTATCCCCGAAATCTGGTCCGGCAAACTGATCGAGAACTTCTACGACGCCACCGTGCTGTCGGCGATCTCGAACACCGACTACGAAGGCGAAATCCGCCGCATGGGCGATACGGTCAACATCCGTACCCAGCCCAACATCACCATCCGCGAGTACGTCAAGGGTCAAAACCTCGTCGTCGAAAACCCGGACTCGCCCAAGCTGCAGCTCGTGATCGACAAGGGCGAGTACTTCTCCTGCGTCGAAGACGACATCGACCGTGTTCAGTCGGACATCAAGCTGATGGACATGTGGTCGAAAGACGCTTCGGAGCAGATGAAGGTCAAGATCGACCAGCGCGTTCTGACCGATATGCTGCCGGACATCGCTGCTGCCAACAAAGGCGGGTCCGCTGGTCAGCAGTCGGCTGCGTTCAACCTCGGCACCACCGGCTCGCCGCTGACCGTGACCAAGGACGGCGCGTCGGCCACCACCCCGGTCGTCGATCTGATCGTTGACATGGGCACCGTGCTCGACGAGGCCAACGTGCCGGAGTCGGACCGCTTCCTCGTGATCCCGGCTCGCATGGCTGGTCTCATCAAGAAGTCGGAACTCAAGGACGCTTCGCTTTCGGGCGACAGCGCGAGCCCGATCCGCAATGGTCGCCTCGGCATGATCGACCGCTTCACGCTCTACGTGTCGCACAACCTGAACGTCTCGTCCGGCAAGACCTCGATCATCGCCGGTCACAAGATGGGCTTCACCTTCGCGTCGCAGATGACTGAGATGGAAACTATCCGCGCTCAGTCCACCTTCGGCAACATCGTGCGCGGCCTGCAGGTGTACGGCTACAAGGTCGTGAAGCCCGAGGCGCTGGCACAAGCCGTCGTCCAGTTCGCATAAGGAGAACCAGCAATGACTGCCTACACTGACTCCCTCGGGTTCTACAAGAACTCGGCTGGCTTCTCGGCCAACTACACCGACCGCGTCAGCGTGATCGAGATCGACCTCGACTTCGCCAAGATCGCGGCGGCTCGTACCGCTGCCGGTGCTGCGGCGCTCGCCTCGACCGACACGCTGGTCATCGGCACGCTCCCCAAAGGCTCGTTCGTTCTGTCTGGCGTTGCTACGCTGGTCCGTGCGGAAGGCGCTGCGGGTAACATCGACGTCGGTATCAGCGGCGGCACCGTGGACTTCTGGGTCGACGGTTTCGACCTGAACGCCGCGGCCGGCACCACCGGTGGCTACGCTGATGCGGCAGCCTACTACTGCGCCGTCGACACCAACGTCCTGCTGACCCTGAACTCCAACGACATCAACGCGGCTCGCGTCAAGGTCTCGTTGGCGGTGGTCAATATGGGCGCTGCGCTCGGCACCATTCCGTCGGCCTAATGATGGGGGCTTCGGCCCCCATCTCCCAACAAAAGGAGACTGAAAATGGGTGTCTATAGCGGTATCTCGCAGGACAATGTCCGGATCAACAGCGGCAATGCAACTCTGCAGACGCTGACCGTAACGGGTACTACGTCGATTACCGGCATGGTCCAGAACGTGCGTCAGCGGTTTACGATCGCGCAGATCAACGCTGGTGCCACGCTTGTTGCAGCTGTCGCTGGTAAGTCCATCCGCATGGTGTCGTGCAAAGCTATCGCCGTTGGCGGTGCTGCTGGCGCCGTGACCACGGTGGACGTGCTGGGTACTTCGACCACGAGCCGCAAGCTCGTCGCCTTTGCGCAGGCTAACCTGACGCAGAGCACCGTGCTCGCCGATGGCGGCACTGGCGCGGCTGTTCTTGCAGATGGTGCGTCCTACACCGCGAACGACGCGGGTACGGCCATCACTGTCGGCAAAACTGGCAGCAACGTGACGACTGCAACCCACATCGACGTGATCTTCGACTACGTCCTTGTCTAAAATCTGCGAGGCCCTTCGGGGCCTCGCTACACTCACAAGAGGACACGCCCATGCCCGGCAAGCGGATCACAGACCTCACGGCTCTCTCTGGTGCGAACAGCGCCAACAACGACGATCTCGTGATCTTCGACGCAACGGCCAGTGAGACCAAGCGCATCTCACGCTCGCAACTGGCTGAGGGTATGCAGGCTGATGTGCAGGTCTTCTCGAACAAGACCATGACCCTTGGGTCCAACACGGTGACGGGCACGACTGCCCAGTTCAACACCGCACTGACTGACAACAACTTCGCTACGCAGGCCGGGGCGGAGACCCTGACCAACAAGACTATCGACAGTGCGAGCAACACGCTGACGGTTAACTACAAAGAGGCGCGGGTCGAGACCTCGGATGCCTCGCGCACCCACCTATTTACCACAGTTGCCGCATTGCTGGCGGACACCGGTACCTACACGACCTATGCTGCGGGTCAGATCGTCGAGGCGGGCGGGTTCCGCTACGAAGTCGCGGCATCTGGAGCATCTGACCAGAATGTCACCACCGCTGGCGGCGTAAAACTTTATGTTCGCGGCGACATCATCACTCAGGCACAAGCCCCAAGCGCCGACATTGCGGCCATCGGGTATTCGCTGGGCGCGATGATGTTGGTCAAGAGCGGCGAGACAGTGAAGCTGACGTGCGATCCTTCGTCTGGGGGCGACATCCAAGCGATGGCAAATTGGTTTTCGTCGCATGGCCACTTTGTCGAAACTGGCGGCAACTTCTACATTGAGGTTGCAGATGGTCTACACAATGTCAGCACTTACATTGACGTGGTGGACGGTGGCCTTCTGGACATTCGCGGTACCGCTGATCCTGATTTTCTCGACGTTGCAAGCGCGACGTTCTCTGGGGCATCTGGTGCTATTACGGCGACGATTGTTGTAAGCGCACTAACCCCTTTGCCAAGTCGAGTGCAAGCTGGCTTTGCTGTCGGTGGCCTTAACATTCAGGGCGATGGTGGTGCTGACCTGCTTAACTGCGGCATGATCGTCAAGGCTCGGACAAACAACACAACCTTTACCGCTGACCTGTATTCGAATGGGACAAACCTCGCTGCTTTTACCACACCTGACAATACTGCCTCTCTCGGTCTTACCCCAAACAAGCTGATGGTTCCGAAATGCACCATTCGCGCGGCTGAAGCTGGGTGGGACGGTGCAGCGCGTGAAGGGTTTATGAATGCAGAGCGTGGTGGACGTATCCACCTTCGAGACATCGGTTTGTCTTACAACGGTGTTGCTGGCGACAATGACATGTTGTTCGCCACCGACTCTGGCTCTGAGATTTCGCTGGAAGATTATTGCGTCATTGCCGGGTCTGGCGAAATGTGCGTCAGGTCGTTCAATCACGCGAACATCTACACTAACCGTTCGTGCTTAGGTGGCGCTCACACTGGGGCAAACATTTGGCAAGGCTCCGGCGGCGGCACGTTCACCGCTATTCGGACCATGATGGGGTCGGTGACTGGTGACGCGCTTAGTAACTCGTCGGGCGCAGAAATGTTCATCACCGCGTCTGTTGTTACGGGTGCAAACATTCTTGCTCGCACAACATATCCTGACTCTTCCGCAAACATCACAGATAGTCGTTTGTCTCGCGGCAATCTTGGTGTTGCTCCGACCGAAGGCAACATCCTAATTGACAGCAGCAGCAGCATTAAAAACTGCACGACGCCAATCTCTGTCGCTGGCTCTCAAAGCGGCATTGCGCACGGCAACCCGACTATTTCGGATAACACAAATCCGACCGTGACGGCGTTTGCAATCCAAGATAGCGGTGGTGTCTGGCTTCCGTCTGCTACCAAACCTTATGACGCTGGTTTTTATAAGGTTGGTCGCTTTTCTGGCTCTCTAAACTTCCCGTCCATCTCTGCAAACAGTTATGCCGATCTTACGGTTTCAGCGACAGGCGCGGCGTTCAATGACTTTTGTCTGGTGCAACGATCTGGTTCTGCTGAGCCAGCGCAGGGCATTGACTTTCGGGCATTCGTATCGGCGGCAGATACAGTGACTGTTCGGGCGTACAACATCACGACTGGCGCCATTGATCCCACTGCGTTCACAGCGCTTGTTCTCGTCATAAGGGCTACGTAATGGCGACTCGTTGTCGGACCAGCGAGGAACTGCGCGACCGGGCCGGCTACGGCGCTCCGAACTCCAAGGACTTTCTTGCTACCGCACTTGGTGCTACTGTCGTGCTGCCCGCCCTACTACTGTAAGGACCAACTGCAATGCCAACGAACCTGACGACGCAGAAGATCAAAGACACCTTCGACCAAGTCCTGCACGTTGACGGGGGTCCGGAGGCTGCGGAGAAGACTATCTACAGCGGGACTGGTGTGGCCACGGCGCTCAAGGTTGGGACCGGCTCTGCTTCGGTGGACAACGTCCAGCTGGACGGTAACACCATTCGCACGCTCGACACGAACGGCAACCTCACGCTGGCCCCTAATGGGACCGGTTCTGTCGCCATCGCTAAAGCAGCCATCACTGGCGGCACTATCGCAGGGATCACGGACCTCGCCATCGCAGACGGCGGCACCGGCGCCTCGGACGCTTCGGGTGCACGAACCAACCTCGGGCTGGGCACCATTGCCACGCAGAACTCGAACAACGTCAGCATTACCGGCGGGTCGATCACCGGCGTCGTCTTCACCGGTAGTTTCTCTGGCATCACTGCGATTACGTCAGATGCGTTCTTCACGTCTGCAGCTGCGGCCGGGCTGACGCTGACTAACAACGATCTGCTGGCCGACGGCACCGACACCAACATCGACATCGACCTGATCCCTAAGGGTACAGGCGCGGTAAAGAGCACACGCGTTCTGGCTACCACCTCGATCGGTTATGGCGCGGGGTTGGGCGGCACGGTCACGCAAGGCACCAGCCGTACTACGGGTGTGACGCTCGATGCGCC